GAGTTGGATTCCCATTTGAACTTGTTGGTAGTCAAGGGATGGAAGTTGATTCTAACGGTATATGGACATTCCCATCTCCAGGTGTATGGAAATTAGATCTTAGGGTTCCGTTTGCTGGTAATCAGACAACTCATGAGTATGGATTATATCTTAAGTATACTGATAATGATGGGACTAACTGGCATTATATTGCTAGGGCAGAAGGACAGCTAGTTGCTAACAATATTGATCAGGTTCTGAGTATATTATATACCTTAAATATTAAAGATGCAACTAAGCAGAAGATTCAAATATGTACTGTTGCAATTGCAAACTTTCATCATCCTGTGTCAGGTGGTTCACCGATTGGTGATGGTGCTAGTGTCAGTGGTGGTACACAACCAGTACTTACCTTTGAAAAAGTACAACGAGTAAACACAACTTATTAGTATAATGGCAATAGATTTTCCTTCAACAAACGGACAAGCAACTGATGGGTCGTTTACTCATGCTCATAATGGATTGACATGGGTATGGAATGGTACGTCTTGGTCTAAACAGGGATCTTATCTTGCCTCACAAAATTTGACATCATTTTCTGTTGTTAAACCAAATCCTACTGCTTCTGGTAGTGGGGATTTTACTTATGACAATACTACAGGAGAGTTTACATATACTCCACCAGTTATTCCAGCAGCACAGGTTCAATCAGATTGGAATGCTAGTGGAACTCTTGGAGAGATTTTAAATAAACCAACAGTACCAGTTAATATTAATGATTTAAATAATGTTAATACATCACCTATTGAAGGTGACATATTAAAATGGGATCATACTAATAGTGAATGGATTTCTGGTTCTGAATCTGGTGGTGGTAGTGGTTCTACATTAACCGTTAAATATTTACAAGAGACTGGTCCTGCTAACAATAACTACATCAGTTACTTTACTGGAGTTCAAGGTGGTTATGCAAATTATCAATATGATACAAATTACCCTACAGGATTCCAGTCTCAATCTTGGAATAATTGGGGTGGGTGGATAAATCCTTGGAATGCAGGAGGACAGCAAGGTGATGGTCTACTATTCTTTACTTTATCTGATAATAGTGAGACTAATTGGGAATTAAAATTACATAGTACTTCTCCTAATACTAGTTTAACATCAGGTAATCAATGCCGTTGTTGGACATCAACTGATGGTGAAAACTGGGTTTATCAAGGTACAAATAATACCATAAGTACAACTACTTCAATAACTATTACATCTGCATATATTGTAGTTACTGATCTTGGAATGGGTGGAGGGAGTGAAGTTTATCTAGAAGTTGGTAGTTCTAGTGTTGGTGGAGTGAACTATGTTAGTTTATCTCAATCTAGACAAGGAATAGGAGTTTCAAATGCTGCAACATCATCACTTACTGGTGGATTAACTTATGATAGTGCTACAGGACAATTTGAATATACTCCAGTAGATTTAACTACATCCGAGAAAAATAATTGGAATACTGCACATGGATGGGGTAATCATGCCAGTGCTGGATATTTAACATCTGCTCCAGGAGAAGCAAATGTTCAAGTTGATTGGAATGTAACTAATACTAGTCATGATGCTTATATTAAGAACAAACCAACTACTTTCTCTAATGGTAATACAGGTTTTGTTCCAGCACCATTGGCCAATGGTAATAACTCAGCACAGTTCTTAAGAGGTGATGGTACATGGGCAACACCTATTGATACAGATACCAATACAACCTATGGTGTTGTTAATACAGTAAATAATGGATTATGTCCATTTTTACCAGCTGGTCCAAATAATAAGTTCTTAAGATCTGATGGTACTTGGGAAGTGCCACCTGATACAGATACTAATACAACATATACCTTAGGTGCTACAGATGGAAGTGGTTCTAAAATAATTCGTTTATTAACAGGTGCTGGTGCTTCTGCTGGTGATGTAATACTTACTGAAGGAACTGGAATGACAATTTCTAGGTCTGGTAATAATATTACTTTGGAATCTACTGCTACTGGTGGATCTACTAGTTCCATTCCTTCTGGAACTGCAATGATGTTTGTACAAGGTAGTGCTCCTACTGGATGGACAAAATCAGGTTCACATAATAACAAAGCACTCAGAGTTGTAAGTGGATCTGGTGGTGGTAGTGGTGGTAGTGTAGGATTTACATCAGCGTTTACTACACATAGTACTAGTGGAACAGTGTCATTTACTGTTGATGAAAGCACAGATAATGAAACAGCATCTGGAACTGTCGGTAGTAGAACTAGTACTGGTTCAGTTGATAGTGGTGGTGGTTCAACTACGGGAAATGATGGTTCAGGAACTTATAGTTTTAGTGATACTACCGATAATAAATTTATTGCTATAAATGATGTTACTGGCAATCACACACTGACAACTTCACAGATGCCAATTCATAGTCACGATTTTGATAGAACAAGGTATGCTACATTATCTGGTGGTGGTGGAACTCCTGGTGCTGAATTTGGTACTCTTGCTTCTGGTGCTTGGTCTGAAACCGATGTACAAAGTGCAGGTTCTGGTTCATCACACTATCATAGTATAAACGTAAGTAATACACACAATCACGATTTCAGTGGTAGTATTAGTATTGGTAATCACAATCACTCAACTCCCAATCACAGTCATGGTTTAAGTATGAATTCACATAATCATAGTTTTAGTGGTGATGCTCACAATCATGATATTTCGTTTACTGCTAGTGGCACTTCTAGTATGAATAGTATAAACTTGTCAGTTCAGTATGTTGATGTTATAATATGCACTAAGGATTAAATAATATGAAACTTGAAATTGGTAAATTCTGCCCTTTAATTGGCAAAGACTGTATTCAAACACAGTGTGCTTGGTTCACTCAGGTTCAGGGTAATAACCCTCAAACAGGAGAACCAGTTGAAGAGTGGGGTTGTGCAGTAACATGGTTACCGTTAATGATGATTGAAAACTCACAGCAACAAAGAGCAACTGGTGCTGCTGTTGAATCATTTAGAAATGAGACTGTTAAAGTTAATCAACAAGCACAACAGTTATTCTTACAGGCAATAGCAAAGAAGTCATTAATGAATAACATAAATACCATAGGAGAATCTATTTAAAATGAAACTAACAGTTATTCCAATAGATAAAGCAATCGTTATTGATGGTGAAGGTATTATCATATCTCTTACAGATATCACTTGGATACCTAGTGATGTCCATGCAATGCATTGGGATAGCACGACAAGCACAGGTGAGATTGAATATAATGATAGTAAACCAAATGCTGCTATTACTGAAATAGGTATTTGGCAACAAGCAGTAACAGATCATGCTAGTGAAAAAACTGCTCTCGCTGATGCACAAGAAGCATCTAGAGATCATGAAGCAGAGGTGAGAGGAAGACGAAATGGACTACTTGTTGGTAGTGACTGGACTCGTTTAGATGATAATGGAATAGCAGCAGATAAAAAAGTAGAATGGGCAACATATCGTCAAGCATTAAGAGATCTTCCAGCAACTGTTACGGCAGCTAGTATTGCATTTAAAGCATTAGCAGACGATTTAAACCATACTTCTTGGCCAACAAAACCATCTTAAGGTAAAGTAACATGGTACTTAGAAATGTCCCAAAGACTTTCACCTTTGAAGAACAAAGGGTAGAGATTAATAATATTGCTCAAGATCTATATGATCTTAGTGGAGCATATACTACTCTTACTGCTACAACTACTACAGTTGTTAATAACCCAAATCCCTTTCAGAGTGGTCTTCTAGAATATGATGATCCAACTAAAGTATTTACATTTACTCCACCAGATCTATCAGGTTTTTTAAGTTCAGAAACTGATCCTGTATTTTTAGCATCTGCTGCTTACAATATAACTACACAGAATATATCTGATTGGAGTAGCACTGCTACAAATGTTTCTAATAATAGTGCTGGTTGGAATTCAGCATATCAATGGGGTAATCATGCCACTGTTGGATATTTAACATCACTTGGTGATGCTGCTGGTGTCACTGCTGCTAAAATTGTTAATTGGGATACTGCATATCAATGGGGTAATACTGATGAATTAAATGAATTAACTGATATTAATTTTGGAACTCTTTCTAATGGTGACATATTAAAATATGATCTAACAAGTGGTAAATGGATTAATGGTCAAGAAGCAGTTTTTGCAGGTTTATTATATACAGATCTTTCTATAGGAACAGATGCATCTGCTAATGGAAGTGGTGGTTTAGCATATGATGACAATACAGGAGAATTTACATATACACCACCAGACTTAGGTGGTTTTTGGATAGAAGATACTGTTAAGATAGGTAGATGGGATGATGCATGGTTGTGGGGAAACCACTCTCTTGCTGGTTATATAACTGGTATTGGTACTCTTAGTATTGGTGCTTTACAAAATGTTGATATTACAACCACTGCACCTCAACCAGGAGAAGGTTTAGTATGGGATAATGTTAGTCAGAATTGGATACCTGGAACGGTTGGTGGTGGTTCTGCTGGATTAAATCAACAACAAGTTAGAGCTTCATTTTCAGTAGGAGCTGAAGGATCACCATCTGGTGATGGTGCAGTTTCATATGAAGCTTCAACAGGTGTCTTTCAATATACACCACCTCTTCTTAGTAATTATTTAAGTACTCAATCTGCTGCTGCTTCAGTAACTACTTCTAAAATTAATAACTGGGATGATGCTTATGGATGGGGTGATCATAGTACTGAAGGATACTTAACATCAGAGACATCACATGCTGATGTCGTGGTAGATGGTGACTTTACAACTGCTGGTCTTATGAAGACCGATGGTTCAGGAACTTATAGTATAGTTACTGATAGTTCTTCTAATTGGGATACTGCACATGGATGGGGCAATCATGCTAGTGCTGGATATTTAACATCTCTTGGTGATGCTGTTGGAGTTACTACTCAGAAAATTACTAACTGGGACGATGCTTATGGATGGGGTGACCATAGTACTGAAGGATATTTAACATCATATACAGAAACTGATCCCACCGTACCTAGTCATGTAAAAAATATTACCCAAGCAAATATTAATACTTGGAATGCTAAGTCTGATGTATCATCATTAAATGATCTTAGTGATGTAAGTACTGCAAGTATTTCTACAAATGATGTATTAAAATGGAATGGAACTAACTGGGTTCCAGCAACAGATGCATCTGGTTCTGGTGGATTTCCATCTGGTACTAGAATGTTATTCCAACAAAGTAGTGCTCCTACTGGATGGACTAAAGATACATCTGCAAATGATGAAGCATTGAGAGTGGTTAGTGGTAGTGTTAGTAGTGGTGGTAGTGTAGCGTTTACTACTGCTATGTCTAATAGAACTCCTTCTGGTACTATTACTGATTGGGATATTTCTAATGAGTCAGCAGGAGGAACTCTTGGTAATCATACTCTGACTGTTAATGAAATGCCATCCCACGAACACACTACAAACATTGATGGTGGTCATGTTATTCCAGGTAACGGTGGTAGTTCTTATTCATATGGTGGTGCTGGTACTTATTCATCTACTGTCTTCAATATGAATCCTACTGGTGGTGGACAACCTCACAATCATGGTTTTACTGGTGCTTCTCACACTCACACAATTAGTGCGTCATTCAGTGGAAATAGTATGGACTTCAGAGTTAAATATAGAGATGTCATATTTGCCTCTAAAAACTGAGCATAAATAATATTATTGTAATTGATCATTATGGATTCGTCAAAATTAAGAGTTGAGTTTCAGCAACAAATTTCTGATGCTGATACTAAAATAGATGCAGCACAAAAAACTCTAAATTCATTAAAGGAGTATAAATTTAAATTACAAGGTGGACTTGAAACTTTAGATCTTTTAGATGGTACTAAAGAAGAAGAAGAACCACCAACTGATAAATAAAATTAATTCGGATAATTAAATGGCAGCGATCCCCCTAAATCTATTATTGGAAAAAGGAACGGATTTTGATGCCACCTTTAATATCCAAAATGAAGATAATACAACACCACTTAATCTGACTGGTTACACAGCAGAAGCAAAGTTGAAGAAGAGTTATTATGCAACTGCTTCAACTAGTTTTGTTGTTGATTTTGTTGACAGGTATAATGGTATATTAAAAATTAGTTTAACTAATACTAGTACTTCTGCATTAGATCCGAGACGATATGTATATGATATTGTTTTGACATCTCCGCAAAGTATTAAGACAAGAGTTATAGAAGGTATACTTGAAGTAACTCCTGGAGTAACCTGATGCCTAAGTATAACGTATCAGTAAAATCTTCTAATTATCAGGTTCTCTCAGAACCTCAGAAGAAATATAACGTTGGCGTTAACTACGAGATACCTAGTAAGTATCTTCAGTATGGCAACGAGATACTAGATACCTCTGGATGGACTTTTGATGGAACCACTACTGGATATTCATTAATTGATTCTTCTGGTGATCCATATACACCGATTAATGATCAACAATTAATTGTTTGTATTAATGGTCTTGTACAAGTACCTGGAATAGATTATACAACTAGTGGCACAAGTTTAGTATTTACTACTGCTCCTAGTTCTAGCGATACAGTATATGTTGTAGGTCTCTCCACTACTGCTGACCTCACGAGAACAATTAATTTTGTTGTTGATGCTGGTTCCGCACCTATGTCATCTGGTATTAAAGGAGACATGACATTAGATGTCACTGGTAAAATTATCGGTTGGACTCTAATTGCGGATCAAGATGGCAATGTACAATTTGATATAAAAAAATCAGACTATGCCAATTTCCCTAATTTCTCTTCTATCTGTGGTACTGAAAGACCACAGTTGGGTAATATAAATACAGGGGCAGAAGCAAGAATAAATAGAAATACAACAATTGCAAGTTGGAGTCCCATACTAAACTCTGGAGACATTTTACAGTTTGAGATTGTGTATGCACTAAATATACAGAGGTGCGTAGTATCATTGAAGCTTGCACTGTAATTATTATAAATAAGTTCATATAGGAAGAAAACACGAGGAGTAAACTTAAATGGCACTGCTAGTTACCGACCAGGGTGAGATTGATTCACTCCGCACGTTATTAAATTCAACTCATGAGATACCAAGAAACTTGGTATTGAAGTTGTATACAAGTAATACGACTCCTGCGGAATCTGACGTTCCATCTGCTGCAAATTATTTTGAACCATATAACGCAAGTAATAGTAGCGGATATGGTTCTGCACCTACAACTGGATATCCAGAAGTAGAAAACAACAGAACTGAGGAGAATCAGGATTTTGAGCAAGGATATGGTATCCTATTAAATGGTAATCGTTGGGATATTAAAACAGAATTAAATGCTGTTGCAAGTGGTATCCAAGTTACTGGTACTTCAGGTACATATTCTATTACAGTTGATAATGCTGCTGACATTAAGAAAGGAGACTATGCAGAGGGTGCTGGTATTCCTACAAACACATATGTCGTTGATATTCAAGGTTTAGACATAGAACTCAGTCAGCAATTAACTGCTAATATGACTGCTGTTGCAACAAACTTTGGTAGAGGACGTTCTACCGCTTCCTATCCTAAGAAAGTTTTTACATTTGAATC